GGTCACATCGACTCTCCATATCTGGTCAGACTATCCGGGCCGGAAGGAATGCGCCGAGATGCAGGATGCGGTCCTTCGGGCGCTTTCCGGCGACGCGCTTTCCCTGGGCCAGGAATTTCGGGCCGTCTATTCGGGCCTGGATATGACTCAGATTCTAATCGACTTAGACGGCGTGACGAGACATGGCGTGCTGAGAATAAGATATCTCATTGAGGAGGTTTAAGATGCGAATAGATTTGGGCGAAATCATCCGGAAAAGGCTCATCGTCTTTCCGACTTTCGACAAGGAGCCGAAGAAGGAACCCCCGAGTGGGGGAATTTTCCCCCCATTCACCCTCACCGGCGAGCAACTCGCGGAGAACCTCGAATACCGCTATCCGGCCTCACTCTACAGCGGTTCCCCGGCCCAGATCTCGGTGATGGTGGACCGGGCGATCACAGCCGGCCAGGAGCCGATCGACGCCGGCGACTGGGAGCTCTGGCTCTACGCCATGAACATTAGCCCGGTCATGCGGGTAAGGGGGAAGGCGCTTTTTGAAGCGAGGATCACCTTTGTTTTCCGGGCCAGGAGGGTCTTCTACGCGCCAGCGGAGACTCTCTCCGGCTCAATAGTTGAGATACCGAAGGAGCCGACTCCTGACGATCTCGAAAAGAAACCTAAAGAGGAGGTAAAAAATGGCTAAAATCGCAGGGACTCTGACCTACGTCGAGGTCAACACCGGGACCTATGGCTCGCCCGTTTGGACGAAAGTCGGCGGGCAGAAGGATGCCTCGTGGAGCTGGGGGCTTGAAGAAATCGATACGACAGACAAGGATTCCGCGGGATGGAAGGAACGCCTTCCCGGCAACCGGGAGGTCTCCATTGACTTCGATTGTTTCCTCATCGAAGACAATGCCGGACTCGTCGAAATGAAAAAAGGCTTCTGGGACTCGATCCCCAAACAACTCGATCTGCGCCTCAAAACTCCGAGTTACGTTTATCGCGGTTATTTCCAGCTCGGGGAAGGTTCGGGGGAAGCTCCATTAGACGATGCGGTGACCATCGCTTTTTCGATGAAATCAACGGCCGTCGTGACCGAAGCCGCAGCGTAAGGAGGTGAGATGTGGCCACGTTATCAGTCCAGATAGTTGTCCTCGGCGGACTCACGCCGAGCTACGGGGCAGCGGCCGGCGGCGGCGATGAGTTCCTAAACTCGGGCCGCGAGTTCATCCATGCCAAGAATGGGGCCGGGGTCTCGCAGACGGTTACGGTGAATTCCCAGGTTGCCTGCAATCAGGGCGCCGATCACGATGCTGCCGTCGCCATCCCTGCCGGCCAGGAGCGGATGATCGGGCCGTTCCCCAAGAACCGCTTCGACGACGCGAACGGCAAGGTTCAGATCACCTATTCCGCCGTTGCGTCGCTCACGGTCGCAGTCGTCCGGGTGCCCTGATGAAAGAATTCGTCCTCAAGCTCGACAAGCCCCGGAGGCTCGTCTACAACTTCGACGCCTGGGACCTTATTACCGAAAAGTATGGCGGCAAGAAAGAGGAAGAAGACTTCGACATCTCGAAGCTCAACATCTCGGCCAGGGAACTGCCTTTCCTCGCCTTCGCCGGGATGAAGTGGGAGGACCCCGAGCTCACGGAGCAGAAGACAAGGACGCTGCTGAACGAGGCGATCCAATCGGGAGCCCATACCGTCCTCTCGATCCTGGGGCCGGTCTCAGAGGCGATTTTCGCCCATAGCGGGTTCACGGGTGTTCCCGTGGAGCTCGATGGGGGCGGAAAAAAAGCGGCGGGCCCGGCAGCTACCATCCCCGGTTCAAGGAAGAAAGGAAAGTAGCGGCGCGGTTCGGGATCATCCGGGAAGCAGATTTCCGGCGACTGACGCCCGGCGAACTCAGCCTGGCTGTCGAGGCCCAGAACGAGAGGGAGGAGGAGCGGGAGAAGGCCGCATGGTTCCGGTTGGCCTGGTTCACTTCCTATCTCCTCCGGCCCTACATGAAGCGGGGCCGGATGATCGATCCGGAGATGTTGCTCCCGAAGTCTATGCGAAGCCGGAAGAAGCCGAGGACAAAGGATGAAACCCGGAAGGAACTTGAGGAGATAAAGCGCAGTGTGGGAATGATGGACTAAGAGAAAATTTAGATGACGATCAAGAGCCTGCTGGTTAAGATTTCCGCCGACGTAACGGAACTCCAGGGGAACCTCAGAAAGGCCGATGGTTATGTTCAGACCCATGCCAAGAAAATCGAAAAAATAGGAAAAACCATGATGGTGGTTGGGGCCGCCGTCACCGGAGCCATCGGCCTCATGATAGGGAAATACGCCAACGCCGGGGATGCGCTCTTGGAGATGTCCCAGCGTACCGGGATGTCAACGGAGACGTTATCGGAACTCAAGTACGCGGCCTCACTTTGCGGAACCAACATAGACGGTATCGAAAAAGCCGCAAAAAAGATGGCTGTTAGCATTGTTGAGGCGGCGGCAGGGTCGGACCAGGCCAAAGATGCCTTGGGAAGACTCGGCCTCAGCGCCCAAGAACTTATCGGGCTATCCCCCGATCAGCAGTTTGAAAAAATCTCTACGGCGCTGGCGGCGATAGAAAACCCTACCATTCGTGCCGACACAGCCGTAAAACTATTCGGGAGATCAGGCACTGATCTCCTCCCGATAATGGCCGGCGGGGTTTCGGGGCTTAATAAAATGAAGAAAGAAGCCCATGATCTTGGCCAGGTTCTCAGTGAAGAAGACTGTCAAAAAGCAAACGAATTCAAGGATACCCTGGACAAACTCAAGGGCTCCATTACCGGAGTGGGGAATAATTTAGCAAGGATGCTGGTTCCGAACCTTACCTATATTGCCGATAAGATTGCGGCGGTTATTACCAAAGTAAAAGACTGGACGAGTGCACATCCCAACTTTTCCAGCGGACTTATTAAGGTTGGGGCGGGGCTGGGAGTATTGACGACGACCATCGGCGGTACATTAGTGGTCCTTGGGAAACTGGCCGGATCGATGAAGACGTTGGGCGTCGTGACCAATCTTCAGCTCGGCCCCATCGCGATAGTGACCACGGCGCTGGCGGGCCTGGCCGTGGGATACCTGGCCGTAAAGGATGCGCAGGACAAGGCTAATGCGGCGGGGTCGGAACTTACGAAGCAAGAGAACAAGCTCGTCGAGGACCTCTCGAGGGCAGCCGTCGCGGCAGGATGGCACTACGGGGAGATGTCCAAACTGATCGAAGCCTACCACGGCAATATCGCCGCCTTGACCATGGCGATTGTGAAGGGCAAAGAAGGTGTTGAAATTCAAAAGGCGCTTGCTGCCATAGGAAAAGAACAGAAGGCGGTCATCGACGCAGAAAGGCAGGCTCTTCTCGATAAAGCCAATGCGGAAATAAAGGCGGCGATGGCCTCGGAGACTGCGAAGAAGCAGGCCGAAGCGATCATGACCACCCGCCGGCAGCTCACGGACGAGATCGCCAAGGCGACGATGAAGGAGCGGGAATACCAGAGATTCGCGATCGCCGCAGCTTATGAGGAGCGGAAGGACGCGATCGCTAAAGAAGTCGCGGATGAGAAGGCGAGGGGCCCGCTCCTCCTCCAGGCGAAGGAGTCTTACAATGCCCAGCTCGCCGCGCTCGAAAAGAGTTTCCGGGAGGAAGACCTCGCCGCCAGGATAACATTCGCCCAGCTGATCGCCGATCAGGAGGACGCACAGACGGTCGCCCGGCTCGAAGCGCTCAAGACTTTCGCCGAGCAGAAGCAAGCTATCCAGGATGGGATAAACCAGATGACTATGACGGAGCTTCAGTACAAGCTCTGGGCGATGGAGCAGGAGCGGATCGCGGAAGAGGCGCGCATAAAGGAATCCACGGAATGGACCGGCGCACAGCAAGAAGAGCTTCTCAAGGCCCTAGACGCCTTCTATAAAAAGAAGAAACAGAAAGCAGAAGCAGATGCCAAGGGCTGGACCGAGCTCGTTACGAGCACAACGAGCGCAATCACGAATATCCTGGGCAGCCTTTTTTCCAACACGCTTGACGCTTTCAAGAAATGGGGGGAAGGCGGAGCAAGTATTTTGACGACTCTCGGCGACGCGTTCAAAAGCACTGTCAATACCGCGCTCGATGCGCTCCGGGACCTCGTGACGGGGGTCCTCCTCGCTTCAATGAAGGAGATTATGGCCGCCAAGGCTGTGGCTATCGCGAACGCGATCAAGTCCGTGATGCAATCGATTCCCTTTCCGCTCAACCTGGCCCTCGTCGGCATCGCGATCGCAGGCGTCACAGCGCTCTTCAGCAAAATCCATCTGGGCGAGGGGGGTATTGTCACGCGGCCCACGACCGCGCTGATCGGGGAGAGAGGCCCGGAGGCCGTCATCCCGCTCGATAGGCCCGGCGCCTTGGCGTTCGCGGGCGCGGGCGTGACGCTCCGGCAGTCAAACTACTTTTACGGCGCGATAAACAATGTCGGGGATCTTGACGAAATTTCCCGCCGCCTGGCCGAGCGGACTACTCAAGCCATCAGCAAGGGGAGGAGATACTGATGACAATCCCCGTGATTTACATCCCGGATAGTGACCAGAAGATCAAACTCATCGATAGCGTCGGCCAGGAGTTCTACCTGCCGAAGGGTTTCGCGCTGCGCTCTGAACCGATCGCCAAGAAAAGTGCCCTGCTCGATGTCGCCTATATCCACGGGGCCAAGGATGTCTCTGACGGGATGTTCTCAAAACGGACGATCGAGATCTCGGGCCGAATCTGGGCCTTTTCCGATGCAGAGTATAACTCGAAATGGGACGCCCTGGCCGAGCACCTGGTCAAGGAAGATTTCAGGATTCAAAACAGAAATCGGCAAATCCGAATCCGAAAGATCGAGGACATCTCCCACGAGTACCCTTCGACCGTTAGCTTTAACTTTGGCACCGTCTCGATCCGGATGTTGGCTGCCGATCCCTTTTGGTACGGGACGACCGCGCAACAAAAACAGATCATCATCACGAGCTCCCCGAAAGAATTCCAATGGGACATCGGCGGGAAGGTGGAAGTTTTCCCGACAATCATTTTCGCCATGGCTGCCGATAACCCGGACTTCAAGCTGGAGAACACGACCGACAGCGCCCGCGAGTTTAGGATCCAGGACGCGCTCAACGTGAACGGGACGACCGTTACGGTGGATTGCGCGAACGGGACGGTGAAGCGTGCGACGACGGACATCATCTCGAAATTCTCGGGGCTTTTCCTGCGACTCCTCGGCGGGCGGTCGAATTTACTGAAGTACACAGGGGCGAATGTGACGCTGACAGTCCAGTATTTTGAGGCTTGGATTTAGAACATGCCCAGGCTCAGGGAGGAAAAGAGGCTCCGCGAGCAGCGGATTCTCGGGATCAAGACCGGGGTCCCTACTTTCGTTCCGCCGGAGCTCACGGTCCGGGGCTTCAAACTCGTCTTCTTCAACACCTCCCAGGCGAAGGTCGGCGAGCTCGGGGCGGACGTCCAATTCGGCAAGCTCTCGGAGATCGAATTCGAGCTCATGGGTTTCGGTTGTGGAGCCTTCTCCTTCGTCCTCGACTCGCTTCCTGCGTTCCCCGTGAGCTACAGGACGCGGGTTGACGTACACCCGTATTTTGACGCGACGCCCTGGTTCTCCGGCTTCGTCCAGACCATCCCGAAGCCGGGCCAGCGACCGCCCTACCGCTTCATCGGATTCGGATTTTTCGAGCAGCTCGACTGGAAGCTCGTCACCCAGGCCTATGCAGACCAGGAGGTCAGCGTCATCATCAAGGACATCATCCAGAACACGGTCGCGCCGAACACCCAGATCGCCTATAACGCCTCGAAAGTCGAGACAACCTCCTATACCGTCACCTCCATCTCGTTCGACCACGTCAAGGCCAAAGACGCCATCCAACAGCTCACAAACCTTGTCTCCGGCTATGAGTTCGGCGTCGACAATTCCCGCGAGTTCTTCTTCCGGGCGAAAGACACGGACGTTAATTATTTTCATTGGGCGGGGAAGCAATTCCAAGAGGTCGGCCTTGAGGAAGATCCCCTGTCCGTCCGCAACAAGCTCTACGTCAAGAGCGGGAAAATCCAGGCCGACGGCTCGAATATCGTCGGCACCGTCGCTGATTCAACCTCGATCACGACCTACGGCCTGCGGGAGGACATCGTGACGGCGCCGGACGTTCTGGACTCGGATGACGCGCTGGAATGGGCGGGCCAGATCCTCACGGAGAAAAAGAATCCGAAGACGAAAGCCAAGATCATAAACGTCATCGTCGATCAGACAAAAACGAAAATCGAGGCGGCAGGGAAGATCAGGATCACGGCCCATGAGGGCACCGCCTATGAGCTCCCCGTCGATCGGGTCCTCTACAAAATTTCGAAAGATGGAATCCTGGCCGAGCTCGATTGCGAACAGAATCCGCATCCCCTGGAGGAACTCCTCACGGATGAGATAAAGACAGCGGACGACGAGCAGCGCCTCTCGGACAAGCGGACGAAGGAACTCTATGTTGCGCTCGGAATTTTGCAAGACCAGGTGTTGGGGAAATTCGGGGCAATGGGCGTCGTCTCCGATCAAACGAATAACACCACGACACCCGCTAACGTCACGGGTCTTTCTTTTGCGGTTGAAGCCAACAAGATTTACACCTTCCGGTTTTCTATGAAGGCAACGACCGACACCCCGGCGAGCTGCGGTCTCCATATCCAATTTACTGGGCCAGCGAGTCCGGTGGAGTTTTGGGCCAAGGTGCGTCAATGGTTAGTTGGTCCGACTGAGGACTGGGAATATCTCACAGCCTTCGGCGTATCAACCGTAAGGACCAGCATCGGCTCCCGCTTGGATATGACTATCGAGGGCTTTCTTGTAAACGGCGCGAATGCCGGGACGGTGCAGATGCAGTTCGACAGCGAAGTGGATACGAAGGTTGCGACGATTTATGCCGGCTCTGATGGGGTTTGGCGGAAATTGAATTAAGGGAGAAAGAAGATGTCTCTACCGACGGAGCGTTACAAAAATTCATACGCTAATTGGCGGAAAAATGTTTTTACTGATGCTGATATGGCCGTCGATAAAACCGAGGACAATCTTTACATTCCATCCTCATCGCCGTATCTCATTCAATTGCTGGAGGTTCCGAGAAAAAATACACCGACCTCGATTACCGTCTACTGTTATGACATCTCCGGCTATTTCACCGAGGTGCTCACGGCTCCGGCGCAGGGAGAGTTCCGGGTCGACTACCCCCCGGCGGACGGAGAGGGCACGGGGCTCATCGAGTTCAATCAGAACGACGCGGGGAAGCAGGTACGAATTTTTTACAAAGCAACGGGCTCGCCGATCCTTGAGGAGTTCTTGAACACCAAGATCTCCTGGCCGGACGGGACGCCGACCGATCGGCAGATCGCGGCCTATCTGAGCTCGACGCAGAAATTCACCTGGCGGAATAACCCAATCAGGATGTTCCATGAGGGGAATGCGGTTTATCATTCTTCCGGGGAAGATTATAGTTGCATCCTTTTCCGGTTCAAGAAAGCAGCCACTGAAGGCAAGGTCCTTCTTGAGCTCAAGGGCGCTCGACTTCACCAGGCCTTCTACACTGAACTCAAACAGCACCAGCATGCGGCGGGATCGCTGGCCGGATCTCAGCCGACCCATCAGCATGGGGTCGGAACTTTAGATACCGATGGTCCGGATATAAGCCATAGTCACGGTCAGGTCGCTTCAGGCGGGGCATCGACCGGCCCGGCCTTGGGATTTAATAACCATGTGATTTCCGGCAACGTAGCAGCGGGCGGAGGGGATGCCGTCGCGATCACGGGTAGCACGGCGAACACAGGAGTCGCGGCCAAAAACTGGCCCAATGCGTTTAAAGTATACATCAACGGTGTGAACAAGACTGCGGACATCCTAACC